CACTTCCGGCAAACGGCGCACTAATATGCACCTTACCAACCCCTTCTACCAATATCTCTTTTGTTCGTCCTAGTGCTGCTAGCCTCAATTTTCCTTTCACACTAGCCAATTCTTCTGATAAAGTATCGATTTGTGCTTGTAACACTATTGCTCTTCTCGCCAATTCTAGGTCGACCTCTACCGCGTGCCGCTCAAGAACGTCGACCTCTCCGCCACCGTCGTCAGCTAGATCAGTCAGATGTACCATCATGCCACTCCAGTAGATACAGTTATGAAAAAATCAAAATGTTCTGTTATCAAAGTGACTAAGAGGCTCACCAGCCCTTTTATTGAGGCAATACCACCACAAATAGTCCATTTTGATGCATATATTTACGCCGTGGTTAAAAGGAAAAAAGGCAAAGATCTACCTACCCAACCATTCGGAGTGGATGTTAGAATCGACCCTGTAGTGCTTGATTGGCCAAGCAAGACTATTACTGCAAATATTCCTCTCAATATCAATATCGGGATATCAACGATAGAGGATCTAGATGATGATTGGTATGAGTCTGTTCAAGCAGCTTTTCTGACTTTGATGCATGCGACTCTCCTATAACTGTCCTATTAGACTTGACCTTATAATATCTAATTGGTCTGGGGCCATATAAATTATGGTGTCCTGGCCCATACACACCAGATGATTGGTAATGCCAAAACGCTGTTGTTAATATTGGACGCCCCTTATATGCTAGATATAGGGCTATCAGCCTTTCAAACACATGAGGAGTCCAAAATCCCACATCAGTTAGCCTGAGTTTACTAACCACGCTAGTCAACTTATTGCCCAAATAATTCAATGTGGACCTCGAACACGCGAACTGGTGGCTATATATCATGTTCGGTTGTGTATCAAACGCCCACTCATAAATATCTGGATCATATTTCTTGATTATATCCCACACAAAGATCCCATTATCAAAACAATGTATCTTATATGGGTCATTCTTTGGTATTAGCTTAGCAGACTCGCGTACCAACCAATCATTCCAAAGTCCTTGATATCCTAACGGAGCTGTTAAAGCCAAAGAAGAGTCAGGTTCTGCATCTAATTGTTTATGGATTTTGCTCCATATCTCTGACGCCTTGAAATGTGGGCGTATATCAGTATGTAGAAAAGCCACATGATCGTTTGATATTAAATTGTCTGCGTGCTCCCATACAGTTAATATTATCGATGTCTCAAACAAAGCGGAATTCCATGACGCATAAGTCGGAAAGAAATCGGCCGCCTCTGATAAGTCAGCACCAGGTACTTTAGAAGCACCACATGATATTCCTATAGATTTAACCAGCTTAGATTTAAAAACGTCCTTAGGTAACAAATCTGCTGACTGTGGATGCATCAATACAATAGCTCGTATCATGGTCTGCTCCTGTCTTTTACATTAAGTATGCCGTGTTGTTTATCGGTAGCCAGCACTACCTGACTTAAACCCATGGCCTTTATTCGTACTTCTTGTAGATCATCAGAAACTATAGACATAGGAATATAGCTCGTTAATTCATTTTCGGCCCAATGCATATGTGTACCTAACAATTCTGGGAATCTCATCTTCCATTTATGATGCAAATAACGTAACTGTGGCCAATACCTGTTGTCGTCTGATATGCTCGCAGAATATTTCCCGTAATGTACTATTGGCAGATGTGCGCAATATACTGGGTATGCTGCTGATCTTGCCTGCAGGCATAAATCTACTGCATAAAAATGAAAGCCGTTGAACATCGTATCGAACCTTAGACCCGATCTCTTATTCACTACCATCAAACATTCATCAACACAATGCGTTAGAGATAATTCCTTAGTCCCACCCCATTCAGGAGGCTGATCTACTGTTTCATCACTGAACCATACTGATCCCACTGCAACAGTGGATTGGTTAGCCGCCCCTCCCCACTTACCTATGTCAGCTCTATTATATCTCAGATCTATTCCTGCTGATCCTAGTACAGCCCAATCTTTAGGCATCTTGTTAATGTTGTCATATAATATATCAAACCAATCGGATAATAATCTAACATCTTGATGCACGAAAATCAACTTGTCCGATCTGGCAACGTCCGCCCCTATATTCAAAGCGTTACTGGCTGAATATCTGTTTTCATAGTTAAAAATAGGAATTATTTCTATATCATATTCTTTTCTTGCAGCATATATAGATCTTAAAAGGCACCTGTCAAAAACGTCTGGCTGTGATATGCAGCTAATAATAGAGAAATCGGGCATTGATCAAATTTAAAGTAAACCTGCTTTAACCTTGGAGGTAATTATGGCCAATATCACGACAATCACCAACATCTCTAATCAAAGCATTCCGATCTTAGTCAATTCTATCGGATATGCTAGCGTTAATGTTAATTCCGATCTTAAACCAGAGGTAACCAATCAGACCTTCGTTACTCCTGGTGCTCAGTTGTCTCTCGAGACTGTACGTCTTGACGAGGCTCAGCTCCAACAGTTAAGCAAGCTTAAACTGATCACATTCGTCTCTCGCTGATATTTACTAATACCGTTCTTAACATACAAAAGGGTGCGACAAAAGCACCCTTTTGTTGTATACATACATCACTCGATAAATAGATTATGCTCTTAGATATCCAACCTACACAAATCATAATGGTGGCATATCATAGGCCCAATGACTTCACTAATTGCGTCGATTCGATTCTCAATAATACAGAGTGCCCATACCATCTATCTATAATCGACAATTCTGCAGGTCATATTGATTCATACCTATATCAATATAGTAAACACCCAAATATCACTATATATGCTAATGATTACAATATCGGAAAAGGAGCCGCAGTGAATAAATGGTATAATACTATTATGCGGCACAATACTCTACAGCACTTCATATCTATAGACTCGGATATAGTAGTACCAGCAGAATGGCTTATAGAACTTCAACGATCATTCTATTACGTCAAAAGATGCACTAAGGTCGGATTAATAGCACCAGCGATATGTAATCTCCCTCATCAAACATGGCAATATCAGCTTGAGCATCAATTAATCATGCACGATGCTCGCATACTGGAAGCTTCACCCGACTTTTATCCTGGGCTTTACTACAACAGACATACAGCAGGCCCTCTATTAATCATTGATACCCAGTTTTTCGAGTCAGTCGGCCTCTTTTATGACCAACAATTATATGGGGCTGATGATGGTAATCTTTGTCTATCAGCTCACCGACGCAAGGCTTTCATAGGTATTAACAGTAACTTATTGGTCACCCATCTCAATAATGATAGTGATCTAGAATATATTCAGTGGAAAGAACGTAATGTTACCAAGGTCGTGGACCTACATGGTCGCTGGGATTGATTTTATGCCCAGAATAATATCGGTCGATGACTCGTCTCTCTACGTTGATCACTCGTTTATACACATCCGGTCGGTATTTAGCCCAATATTTTGATGTTCGCCCACCCATATCTGAATCGTTAACCCTAGGTATAGATTTTATAACATTTATATCATATTGCAGGCCTATTTGATTGATGGCTTCAATCACTCCATTTAGACCATCTTCTAGTTTAATCACATGCCTGATTCCGCCTGGTACACCACACATAAATTGATCGATCTCGTATGTGTACCATCCATCAGGTTTATATTCCAGAGCATTGATTACAAACTGATTAAAGTCATTACTGGCACAATTGTAGTCTAATGGGTGACTCGAATGCCAGCCGTACTTTACTCTAAAAGCCCACCTAGACTGATACCAAGTAATAGGGTGCCTGACCATTGTGAATATAAATTTACTTATAAACCAATCTGGCTCATATATTTGACACAGTTGCGGAAAATGAGAATGTTGATGCCCGACTTCTATTGGTGCCGATATCTTTCTCAGTATTTGTGATAACCATACACCCCCGGTCTTTGGAATATGTAAAAACAGATACTTGTCAGTAGCTAATGCCAAATTACACCAACATTTGCTTAGCCTGGTCCTCAAACCCAAGCAACTTTAACAAACCAGCCATACGGTGATGATATGTATGATTAGCCAGCACCTCATCATGTTGCTTACGAGCTATTTCGACTCTCTCTGCGTCATTATTTATATAATGCAAACATAAATCTCTAAAATGTTGGGGATTTGCAGCTACTAATGCTGATGGTATCATACGCCTCAGGTGTAATACAGAATCGTGTATCACTAACGCACCACAAAGAGCCACCTTAAAAGCTCTCTCTGGTATATCGATCCCGTATTGGTGGGTGTGCTGCTCAGATATACAAGGAGCTATTTTACCACTGTTCAAAAAAGAATTAACTTGATCGCTGGCTAGTGTGCCACCGCATATTTTATCTGGCCATTCTCCCCAACCCCTCACAGCCATTTTCCGATTTTGTAGTTTTAGTTCTTCAATCACAGGTATTAAATATGCATCTATAGTTTTAGCTTTATATTTCCACCTACCACCTAAATAAACTAGATCCAAATCACGATCATCATATGATTTAACTTTTTTAAATAATACTCGATCTGCTGCACAAGGCATGGGTACCCAATCGATACCATATTGAGCGGACCACCCACTCCACATTATGCCATCATCATCATGACCGTAGCCAAACACAACATCGGGCTTCTGCTCTACTACCCATTGTACGTTATCAAGTGATTCGTTTATTCCTTCTATTTCTACAGGACCATGTGGGTTGACGTGCAATGCTATTTTGCAATCATTTCGTTCTTTTGGTATAGGCTGTTTATGGCCTGAACAGCCAATATATACTTTTGGTTTAAACTCACGCCATGATTCTATTCGCCCATCCCATCTTCTTACTTGATGGCCCTTATCGTGTAGAGCGTTTTGCCACCCATCAGAAATGTATCCAAAAGCACCATCCGGTCGGTGGCATAATAAAATATTCACGATATGCCCATCTCTCTTAAAGTCTGTCCATACCCATTTTGTTTAAGCTGGGTTATTTGTTTGTTTATTCTTTGGCTTACTGATAATTTTTTCAGATATGATTCTAGCTCTTTATTAATATCGTGATGGTCATTCCATCCTTCTACTCGAGAGTGCCATAAGTGAATCAGATCATAGTCACGATCTCCACACCAATTGGATGACTCAGACAAGCGTTTGTAAAAGTCACAGTCTTCGCATCCATATCCATAGAAATCTTCATTAAAAGCACCACAACGCCAATATGCTCTCTTTGTGCATGCTAACGAGCCACCCTCATAATAACCGACCACTCGTTCACATATCGTCGACTCTCCCATTTCTCCAGTGATATTGATTTGTTCACATGATTGTTTATCTGTATACAATACTCTAGAGCCAATATGACATGCGTCAGCATGTTCTAATATTTGCCATATTTTCCTAGCATAATCTCCGAATGTCATCATGTCAGCATCATGTAATATCAATTTATCACTGGTGGCTACAACCACTGCTTGGTTAAAAGCATATGACTTATTAAAAAGCTGTTCGTCTTTGCTGGCCATTACATAAGATACCGGTTCATACGCTTGGACGTCTATACGGGAAACCACATCCTGTTCAGATATGATTATATGTATCACAGGAAACCGCTGTGCCCTAATATTATTTAATACTGTTTTGATAGCACCTGTTCTCTCATGGTCTCTAAAAGGTATAATATATGTTATTTCATCTACGGCTGATACTGCACTAGGAGGCACCTTCTGTCTAGGCTCTCTGTCCTTAAAGATGGCTTTTGCCTTGGCAAGTGACGCTTCTCTATCACTCACCGCTGATCTTTCATCATGCAGCATCATGTATCTGTCTGAGCCCATCACATCATAAAAGCCTCTTTGCTGTAAGCCGAACTCGTGTGCTTTCGCGGACCAATCGACATGTTCCATTCCATATAAACCATATTGCTCATTGAAATAACCACAACTGTTCAGCATCTTGTGGGTGAAGACTAACACAGCTCCTTGTGGTTTATCGTCGACCTTATTCAGTATGATCCCGCTAGCGTTAACCGGCACTCCTTGTTTAGCACCATATATGCCATTCTGCCTGAGCATCAAATGATGCATTCCTGTTTGTTCTAAAGCGCGCGTATAAAAGTATTCCCATCCTTCATCTAAAACTTCTACATCATCATTTAACAATATGCCATATTTAAATCTGCTTAAACACCTGAGCAGTCGGTTACTATTACCAGCCACACCCAGCCTGTGTGTGCTTCTAATAATCGTAAAATCACCGGACGCATCTAATTCGTTTAGGTATTCGACCAATTCTGGGTCTGTGCTACCATCATCACTAATAAACACGGTTGTTTTATATATATTAGTGTGCCGACGTATAGATGTTACTAATCTCTTAAGGCTCTTATACCGTTGATAAGATAGTATTCCTACTCCGATATTATTACTCAATGGAACTCGTTCTCCATTTAAATATGAAGACATCGATATATGGGCTTTCTTATTGACAGCTATACCGACTATTTTTTCTATATCAGATGTAGAACGATCGATTATCTCAGGTGTACGCTTCTGGTGCTCAGTAGGCTTTCTGGTTTTATTTGGCTTACTCTGTTTTACTGTATTCTTCTGGCTTCTCAGTGTGCGTCGATCTTTGAGCTTTGACTTGTCTATCCCCAATATCTCAGTATGTTTATTCTGTCCAGCGTCGACGATGGGTTTATTAGTACCAGTTCTTGCTATTCTCTTCAGCTCAGCCAACTTTGGTTGTATCTTAGCTTCTATATTCAATTCTCCCGAACCTACTGCCCTTATTAATCCGCGACTGACATATCGGTCAAAATAAGCAGGTAATTCTATCTTAGAATGTGGTCTTATTCTTATTACTAACCCATCAGCCCCTACTAGAGGCACTATATATGGATTAGGATTTATATAATAAGGCATTATCTGATTACCTTAGCGTACAATGGTTGATAAGACTGATCTTCCATTTTATGATTTAATCGAAATCTTGAAGGTTTGATTATTAAATCTCCTTCATAAGATCCGTTACCTTTGATAATAGCTTCCATGGCCCTGTCATCTAATATCTCTGTCTTAATCACATCCTGTGTTCTCAATATCTTACCAAATACATCCTTTACCATGCCAGGGCCAACCATCTTATTAATCGATATCTGTACGTCGCACAGCACTAATCCATGCTGATCAACACCAAAAAAGTATTGTGCCTGGTCTATATTTATAACACGCATCATGTCTAACACATTTACCAAGTCTGATTGTATGAAGGATGAACACAGCTTAGTGTCTGAACTTTCTCCTTGTGTAATGTCAATGCTATTTCCGTGCCAGTCACCAAATATGGTCACCACTTGATCTTTTGATTTTTGCCTATAAATAAGGACAGATAATCCTTCTTCACCATAATACTTTATAATATAACAAAATATATTCTTTAATGGTCCATCAACGGCTAGTGGTTCTAATATGGTGTATGGTAGTACTTTTGGCAGAGTGCTCCTAGATATACCAGATGGGCTCTCTGGTCGTGGGATCTCGTTGTAAGATAGCGTACTTGCCGTTCTTCGCATTCTTAAGCTCCAAATAATCCAGAGTAAAAATGTTCTCAGACTGTGCTTGTTCGTTCATAGTGAACAATAGTATGGGCAATCCCTCAAATATGACTTCCATCTTACTGCTTTTGGCGTCATAGTTTATTACTACACCGTACCAGGTGGTAAACCACTTAGACCACACCACTAAATCACCATATACAGGACTGTATAGTGACCTTGGTCTATGATAGGCTAATGGCGGCAGTTGCGTCTTATCATTGCTTGTTAATCCGGGTGAGCTTGTGGGTGAAGATCTCGTACCTGTATTGATAGCCATCATCTAAGTCCCAAACGATTAATGTTCCATCTCTTCTACCGCCGGTCCATTGCTTAATCAATGGATCTACCCATGCATGTCCTTGTGTGTTGCTACGCAATATAGCTGGCTTGACATACCTACCATTTATCTCAATCTCTTCAGTAGCATTAGCTATTTCTTCTGACGTTTCTAGCCTTCTTTGTATCAATGCCATTCCTTCTACCAACATGTCTCTTTTACTTTTTGATTTAGTAGAAGCCGATACATTATATGCCACATTCTTGCCACCCTCTACCTCGTTGAGTATAGTAGATATTGGAATATCGTTATGGGGCTTATTCTTTGCTGGATCAAATTCAGTTAATATTCTTTGTATATCTGCTAATGTTTTAACTTCGACCTGATTAAATATATCAGGACCCAGCTTCTGGCCCTCCCTCTGTAATGCTTTCTCTAATGCCTCCATCTGATTTCTCCTCCACGCTTAATGCTATATCAAGAGTATTTACTCTACCCTTTCTAACTAATTCATAAATAACATGAATCCAGTTAGACAGTCTATGTATCACAAAAACTAATATTACAATATTAATGTATTCGTGCATGATAGTGTGGCTTAGCAATAGACATACCAATAGAGATACCCAAACACTCGTACAATAACCGCAAGTTATTAACTTATATGCCCATGACCATATTCTAGTAGCCATGGTGTCTACAGGGGGATTAGTAAAAGCCAATCGATATATCATAGCATGAACAGGTTTGGCTATCTCTGACGATGTTATTATTTCGGTGACTGCTTCAACAGCCAAAGATAATAGTATTATACTCAATAGTATTATAGATATTTCTATCATCTTTTTATTTTTCTACATCCTGGATTAGAACACTGCTCTCTTTCTCTGCCTGCGATATTTACCATAACCACAGGATGATTACATTCACTACATCGATCAGTTCTAGTCATCCTTTGTCTTTGTGCCGGGATAGATGACGTCTTTATAGTATTACTCGTAGCGGCTTTAGCTCTTGATATTTCTCGTGCAGAAGCCTGCTTGCTAGGCTTAACGACTCGCTGCTTCTGTATTTTCTGTGTTCTTATAGTCTTGTTAGAACTATTCGACTTACCACAACACATTATCGCCTCTTATCTGCGTCGTTAGCAGGTCTCAACGGCTCCGTTGATGAAGCTCTAATCCTAATAGGCATTTGTGCAGAATATTTCACTACCAGCCCTGTAGATCTGATCGCACCCGCTCTACCACAGGAGCTACATGCCATTATTGCTCTCCGACTAACATCTTTCTATATAACTTTGCCCTGTCGGTAGAATTACTACACTCCTCGATAGATTCGACACAATAATGGGTCAATAATATCGTATATTGGTCTTCTTTTACCATTCTAGCAAAACGCTTGACCAATTGCCGAACACCTACTGGGTGATATGGTCCTTGATCCTGCTCAAGATATAATGCTATTCTTCTAAGAACATTCGGCAATTCTAAATCGCTATCGACACACCTAGATCTAAAACAATTCTCGATCTTACCTATTAACACATTACCTTCTGAAGATATCACTCCTCTGACTTTCCCAGTCACATGGTCGTGGTCGACTACTGGTTTAAAATCAGCCACATCCAGAATAGGGCATTTCTCTGGTTTCTCATCTTTACGGTATTGACTCAGTTTATTACTAGTAACGTAATCGTTCATGCATTATATACCCTACTTATGATTATTCTTATAATCTGGGATATGTTCTTCTCTTCTCTTTCCATTCCTCAAATCATATAACCACTGCACAAAGCCCAAGCGTTCTCTTCCATTGCTCGGTGTTACGCTATGATAAGCAGGTTCTGCCTTGAGGTTACATATAAAAACTCGATTATATGTGGGCACTACTTGGTCTATCAGAACCAAATCATGTGGTCTTTTATCAGGAAAACCACCTCCAGGGGTAACTGTGCTTATTCTGCTATTAGTTCTTAGAAAATCCATACGACCACTAGGTGCATTTACTTTATATGCATTAATGTCATGTGTCTCATCCACCCTCCATAATTGTAATAATCCTCCATCGGCAGCGGTCCATCCCTTATTAAAATATGCTATTATTACTAAATCCCTTATGGTCGAATCGGTATGGATCCAAAATCCATCAGCCATGCCTCGATGATATCGTAGTTTAACTTCGGTACCAGCAGGATCAGATAATTCGGTGCCAGTAATATAAGCACAATATCTATGCCATTCTGGATCAAAAAACAAATCAGCACCTACATCATTCTTGTCAGCGAATTTCACTGACCCATCATACGGCAATATTACACCGCTGGTGGTGACTCTGTCTGCTGCTTCGCTAAAAGCCAAAGACTGATGCTTATTTATTAATAGATCTATCTTATCTTCTATGAAGAAATTATCTAACACAGCATATTTAACAACAGGCTTAGCTAGTATTGATTCTTTGATATCTTCCACTACCCGATCTTGCAAATATATCGGATTTACCCAGTTATCTATAGACATAGGTCACTTTCTGAATTTGGCTGCATCTTTCCAATTACTTACATGCGACTCAATGCTGTCACCTGAAAAGTTATTTCCCTTCAAATAATCATAATCTTTGACATAATCTGGTCTAGATCTTCGTGCTAACCATTCTCGATGACCTTCTGGATGCCCATGATGTAATTCACCTATGGCGGCCCCAGCTGCCCCATGATACATGAACATTTGAGCGATAGGATGGCCTTTTTCTATAGTAAATTCACCGGGCTGATTAATCATAAAAACCAAACCAAAGTTAGCAACGCTCCACCACGCTTCTATTATCGCTTCCATACAAGTATATGGTGTACACCGCATATTAGGTATGCCTTTGATATACACAAAGTCTCCTGGATCATCAGTAACAGGGATAAATTTTGCTTGCACTGTAAAACTGGCAAACGAAGCATGATCATCTACCTCGTAATGTGATGATTTATCTATATGTTCGATCACGGCCCTAGAATGAACATCACCATTCCATCTAACCTTAAATGTACCAGGCGATAGAATGTAAAATCCAAGACTGTTAGCCATATTTAATGGCAAACAATGGCGTGCATGATTCTGGGTGGCTCTATTATCTTCCCACCAATTTCTATATCTAATAGCTGGTATTGGAGCTAACTCAGCATCGAAGTCAGGAGCTAAGCATACCATTATCCTATTACCCATATGTTGTTCCTTCTATTCTAAACAATGGTCATCGGGCATAAGCCATTGCTACTAAATAACTTAGGCCAAGGAGGGCCCGTATGTAAGTATCATCGTTTGATCCATGTGATGAACGACGAAATTATCTGTCGCTTCTAATTTAATATATTCAGTCACAGTTGGATTCCCCACAGAATTTGGAACACTCGCGTCCTCTATAACCAAGTGTTCCAAGCTAGAGGTTAATTGCTGCTTTATTGATATATCTGGATCATTCTTTCTCATAATATTGCCTGTTGCATCCACGTTAAACAAACCGACTCTGGCAACATGTACCTCGATAGCCATCGTTAAGCCCTCAATCTGTTAAGTACTGTTCTAACCCTAATTCTATTATCCTAGAACGCAATTGTTCGTAATTAGTTACTCTCGCGCATAATGCATCCGAATTTTGTTTTTTGCACTGAGCACTGACAGCATATTTAATACCCAACAACCATGGTAACGATTCTTCAACCACTAAATGATTATCTTTAAAATCCTCATAACATAATATACGCCTATCTAAGCTAGCTGATTTATCCAACAAATACTTATTCTGGCGCATTATTTCATCAAGGTTATATTCAATATCAGCTAATGGCACCTCTACCTTTGCTCTAATGACAGGGCCCTTCCATACGACACATTGCCTTGTCTGCTTTACTATCAAATCTGATATCCATTGCATTAATATATTATTTCTAGTTATTATGATAGTCTTCACATCGTGCCTATGTAAGTATTCCCAAAACTTACGTTCATGTGGTAGTGCTTCAATTTGATGAGCCATTATCTTAAAACCTGCGGCTATATGGCCATCTCTTCTATGTTTTATCCATGATACATGTTTTACATCATTTTCTACATGTTCAAATATCGGTTCGAAGCATATGTCTAAAGCTCTGGTAATGTCGTGACACAATATTTCTTGTGGTATTAATTGAGGAGATGGCCCCTTCATGTGATGCTTGTGCCCAACAGGATTAATCGGTTCATTGATACACCTTATTCCTTTGGGTGCACTTTTTTGTATCAAGCTGGTCATCAATGTAGAGCCAGTTCTTGGTTGGGCTAGTATTATAAACTTTCTCATGTCAATACTCTAAAAGGTAATACTATATCATGGTATTCCTGTAATAATCCATTTATCTTATGTTTTATTATTAATTCATTGACCAACTTTTGGTCGAAATTCGTCTTCGAAGCTAATTTTCTTAAGCAATATATTTTATTATGCATTAATTTGGGACATAATGATAGATCGATAAGTAGCAAATTCCGATTAAATTTACTGGTCCCATTGGTATCTAAATATTCATTTAATGTATGATGATCAGCTAACAATATTTGGCTCTTCTTCTCTCCTATTCCCCTGTAACCGTCTATACAATCCGACTTGTCTCCTACCAAAGCCTTCTGCATCACAGGATTGACACTCGGCATCACTACCTCTCGCTTTTTTCCCGGATCATATAATTTGCATGAATTAAAAGTAAAAGGTATCTGGACCATATCACTATCTGAAGAAACGATTATGCTCTGGGCAGGATGTAAGATAGATGTAGTAGCATATATCAAATCATCCGCCTCCATATTATCCCTTTCGAATTGTCTAACATTAATAGCTTCGAACAGCTCCTTTGCAGTTTCCGTGGTGGTTCTCAATTCTTCTGATATATCACCAATATAGTGGTTCGTTGATCTGTCTTTATATGAAGTCAATATCGATCTACGCCATACTGTCTTTCTTGGAGCATCCCAGAAAATGCTTACTGAAGTAGGTCTATATATATTAATCCAATTACTAAATTGTCGTAGAAGCACAGTGATATAATGGTATTTTACGTCATACCTGCGGTCTGCTTTAACAGCATAGATCGCTCTATATAATATATTTTTTGCATCTATCAGCATATGTAAATTATGCATTTGTTCTCCTACAAAAACAGCCCAGCGGGGATAACCTGCTGGGCTGTTAGAGTTGTTATTATTCTGTTTTATTTCAGTCGTCGTCTAGCTGACTCAGCAAGTCATCGATATCACTCGCATCATCATCTTCCTTGGCCTTGGTGCTGTTTGAACCCTTTTCTGTGTTCTTGCCCATCGGTTGTTCAGAAGACAGATCCTCCGACATATGAGTAACGACATCTTCGCCATCCTCGTTGTCCTCATCATCGTCAGATTTAGGCTTGGTACGAGCTTGGCCTGATTTGGATGTCTCGACCTTGGTGGTTTCTCTAGAAGAACGTGCCTTGCCCTCTGCCACCTTGTTAGAAGCACTTTCATCCTGGTCGAACCCGCCATTATCGCCTTTTTCTTCATCATCACCAAGAGTCATGGCATTAAAGATACGCTCCAGCTTCTCTACATCGGGGGGAACTATCTTATCCCACAAGTTGTGCCTGGCTCGTAAAAGCTTCTCCAATATTTCTTCATTCACTTCTCCATTCGAGGCTTTGATCATCGGTGTGGGCTCACCACCGTTTGGCAAGAATTTACTGGTCTTATAACTGTTCTGCCGTCCCTGCTTGAGCACCTGCAGCTCATAAGTGAAAGCTGCATTTTCATCGAAGAAAATACCATAAGCCTGTGGGTCATCAGGATCGCCACAATCATCTCGCATCAAAGTAGCCGTCCATTGGTCAAACAACGTCTTGGAAGCGTTGAAGAACCTTACCTTGCCACGCAGTTCTTCTGGATTACCCTTCCAAACGGGGAAGAATATATTAACCATATGGTAGGTGGTTGGCATCCACTGGCGAATTATCTGTCTACGCTTGTCTTCGTCCTTTTGATTGGCTTCTTCCTTGAGCAAGTCGAAGCCAAACTGGCATACTTTGCATTCACTGCTTCCCCACACTCGAGGACAAGGGTATGGTTTATCGTTAATCCAGTGGTTGGCATGTGTGATGAAGAACTGATCCATAGACTTTTTGACTTCACCACTCTTGAGCTTATCGCCCTTAAGCAGCGGCGGCATGATAAAGAATCTATATTTGAGAGGCTCTGTCGTACTATTAGCCTTTTCTGGCTTGAATTCATCTGGATCAGAGAACTTTCCAGACATTGTGGTCTTCAACTTGTTACGTATAGCTTGTACATCGTACTTTGACATTTGACACCTTTTTGGTTAAAACTACTATCGAAGTCTTCGGATTAAATACAGTTCGATTCGATCCGAATTATCCTTAATTACTGTGTTCCGCTTTCTTTATACCTATTAGTGAGCGACATACCTCGTGCTTCATCTTTACCGCCTCCATCATATGATATATCTTGCCTGCTAACATATGGGCATTCGCTAATTTCAAATCTGCTTCAACTAGAGCAGGATTAACCTCTATGATCTGCCTTACCTGATCAGCAGTTATTTTAGTCCCAGACTCTTTTACTCTTTGTGTTGTCTCGTCTGTCGCCTTTCCCTTACGAACTTTGAGATTTCGTTCTGCTACAGCCACTGCTACCCTTAACTCTGAGTATACAGCCGCCCAATATGCATATTGAGATGGAAGGTTCTGCATCTGCTCTTCTAATATATCCATATTCACATCTAAATCTGATAATATATCAACTAATATTTTTTTAGATTTTTTAGGATTCTCAGGATCAGGAATCCTTAGAGATACTTCGAATCTAAACAGGCTAGAATTAATTAATTCTACCGGTACATTGGCCTCGATCCAATCGGAGTATTCTTTTGGTCTGGGCATAATGTACCTATTTATCAACTGATGGTTTTGGCTGCCATTTATTCATATTGAATTTATCTACCTTTAATACATCTTTTTTTGATACGGCAATAGTATGATCTGGCATATATGCAGCTCTACTAAACGTAGGAGATAATTGTTCCTTTAACTGCATTCGTATGTTCTTATTTTTATCCCATGACTTCTTACGTTTCTGGGCCTGTTTTAATAATTTAATCTTACGCTTTCTATTTCTTGCTACTGCTCTTACTTTGGCGCGGTACGTCTTGATCTTTTTCTCGCCTTTCATAACTTACTCCCTAAATGTCTTGTACACCTTCCACTGTTTCCACTTATTGCCGATACTTACATTAACTGGAAAATATGGATTACTATCTAAATATCCTTCGAAAGGTCTAGCCATTATAGGAGCAACTGTGCTGATTAAGGCCTTAATTTGCTGAGGATCTGGTGGTGAAGAAATGATAAGACAATCATGGATTTCACAAACTATACTATCTGGTGCTCTCTCCCATATACGTCGCAACACTATCTGCATCGCATGTGCTACTGTACCCTGCATTATACCATTCAAAACAGCCAATTCGTTTTTTGCGTGAGCCGGTCTGAAAGTGCGACCTAAAATAGTTTGTAATGGTTTTCCTTCAGATATCGATAATTTGCATCTTTTAATCCATTGTCCTAATTTCGGATACACATCTGTCAAAGCTGTGCTTGTAAAATCCATAGAATTTATAGATTTTAATAGATATCTTTTGCTCTCAGATCTGGTCATCGTATCGTCTGATCCTCTATTTAAAACCTCCATCAATACAGTATACGGGTCCGATTTGACAAATGTTTCTATCAAAATATCATCGTTGGACATTAATGAAGCTGCCCTTATATCTGCACATATCCAATCGAACATGATTAAGACATCGGGTTCTTTGCCACTAGATGATACTACATGGTAGTCGTCTGCTAACCCCTGTATGTTATAACTTGTGGTCTTACTCCTACCTGAAAACGTTTTTTGTGACCACTTGGGCCTCTCGAGCATAGAATTAACTAAGATACCATTGTCTTCAAGGTATTGATAAACTACAGCACTATTCGCTATAACGTGATTATATGCGGCTGTAGTCTTATTAGAAATTTTTTCCAATATTCTTTTTATAATTATTTCATCTTTTGATTTAGAGTTTGTCGGTAATATTTCGGGCAGTTGTAGATCATAGACATTGTACGTTCTCTTATCTCTTGGTAAGTCAAAAGATAGGATATGAGATTTGAAATCTGAAGTTAAAATCCGCCTATTATCGGCGTTGGCTTTTAGTATTATCTGTCTGATAAGATTCTTGGTCTTGTCTATTTTTTGTATTGTTTTACCAGCACCAGGCCTATATAGATCACATACTTTGACTATATCACCATCCTTTATACCTGTGCATCTTGGTTTGCCAGTTTTAGGGTCGAACAGTGTATAAACGCAAAGGTCACCCATCACCGACTTAATACAGGCGGTATCACGATTAAAGGATTAATTAGCTGTCTTTTTTCTCTTTAGGGGCAGATGCTAAAAAGTGCTTAGTTTTAGGATCATGCCGGCCTTGTTTTTTCAAAGTCTCATTTATATGGTCTACTTCACCGGCAACACGGTATTGGGCATAAGGATCATCTGTGGTTAACTTAAATCGATTCATATCTCGTCTTGCACCAGCTCTATCCAAAAATCCATACCCTCTAATAAAACTAGTTATCTGTGCACCATATACAGTTCTAGTGCAGTCAGTACTTCCACACCTAGGGCATTCTAGAGCTTCCTTTAGCTCCTTCTCATTTGCACTCATCGAGTGTTGTGTCTCGAATAATACTAACTCTTCATATAATTCGATCGGAAGTTCTTTATCACCGGAATTATTTATCTGCAGCAGATCTTTATTATTTTTATATGCTTGTTTCTTACATACGTTACATTCATAATTATATCTAGGCATATGCCACCTGCTTGATTAAATCATCGATCTCAATGTATATACTTATCTAACTATATTTGATGCGTTGTATTACACGGTGATATATGTAGCGGGATAGACATATTCTAATAGGGACTACCATGGCTTGACATTAAACTTAATATCAGTGGGTATTTCACATATAATATTATTCTCTGAAACAATTACGACCTTCTTACCCTTATAATGCCCATTATCAGGCATCAATGTCGCAACGTGATTCTTGGATCCAATCATGACATAATCACCTAGATTAACAGATAGCGGTAGCCTCCCGCCATTTCCATCAGATAAGCCAGGACCGACCCCGATGACTACCCCTTCATTCTTGTACTGACCCTCGGTACCAGCTAGTTGTATAGCTGATTCGATCTCAGTCTGTAAAATGGCAACATAATTGTTATGACACACTACAGGCTTGATAATAATTACTGATTCGTCTACTTTAGCTACTAGAGTCTTCGCTCCCTTGGGGGGATCGTTAGAGACGAACGTATCATTCTTATCGTCTAACTGCTGGGCTACTTTGCTCTTAGGTATCGCCATCTCGATCCTCCTGTTTGGGTTATCTACTTGTCAGAATGTTCATAGACCACTTTGGTTTTGCGTTTCGGTATAGCTGGCGAGTTGCCTACTTTTACCTGCATTGCTGAACCGTCTGGACAGACTGTAAATCCACTTCTCTGCATGGTATCAGCCATCGAGCGGGAGACTTCTACTTCGATACTAATCTTCAATTTCATATCAATTCCCTTACTTGCATTTTGTCATATTCAATTTCACATTCGACTTGCGCGTGTTTTGGCCCGTTACGATTTTTAGCTACGAAAAATCGAATACGAGGATGTGGCACAGCTTTGCGGTCAGTATCACTTTGATTAAGACTAACTATATAATCAAGAGCGAATTGTTTAGCGTAGCTTTCTGCCACTTTATTCAAGTCCGCTACCATTTCGTCACCGGAAGTACCACTCCTGTTGGTCTGAGTGGCTGTAAAAACTAATACATTCTCGTTTTTAGCTAAACCTCTTATCTCATTAGCAACATGCTTTTGCCTGTCATAGTCTTTCTTATTAAATTCGGCAACACGACTAATCATTAAATCCATATAATCTATTATAATTACGTCTGGTTTCCATCCCTTGGTGCGTTTTAGATTATCGAGCAAAGCATATATATGATTGACACTGCATTCTTCTGGGGCCCACTCGTAAATGGCGAATTTTTTCTTATATGTTCGTTCTATGGTCTTTATCTTACGTCTAACCAAGTCCTTATGTTCTGCTAAGCTTGCTAACGGGACACCCGTGGCCGCACCCAGGCATCGTAGAGCTGTCTTAATGCTATCTAATTCGAATGTAATCAAAAGAACATCTTGTCCAATTTCACCGTTTACAGTTTCACTCTGCAATGATGAAATTGCATTATTACATAACAATATCGATTTGCCGACATTGGTTCCAGCCAACCAACATACGACTTCTTTCTTTGAAGGACCACCATTGTTAAGCAGTCGGTCTAGTTTAGGAAAGCCTGTAGTACGGTGATCTATGATGTCTTCTTGAAATAGCAGTTCTAAATTCTCGAAGAACCAAAAACCGCCCTCAGACACATCAGCTATTCTATTAGCTTGAGTTACTAAATTTTCTAATATTTCATAATTACCCATACGGTAAGCTTCTATAGCTTCATCACTATAGAGCATGCCGTATTGTCTATCTTTCGCCCATTTTAATAATGTATCCTTAACCATCGGTATTTCACGATGATTAGATTTTCTCTTAACTAAGCCAAGCACTTGGTCATATGGATCATCTTCAGTTATCTTAGCCGATATTCTATCATATAAGATCTCTCTAGTAGGGATCGTATTAAACTCTTCGAAAGCGTTTAATATTTCTGCTATGACCCATTGACATTCGGATCTTTTAAATAAGCTGGGCTGTAGAAAGCCGCTAATCGCCGAAAAGAATTCAGGATAATCTAGAGCAAGCGAAATAATCGCCTCTTCTTCATAAGACCCAAATGGCCTTACAATATCATCTTGCTCTTCTGATTTATTGAGTATATCCAGAGTGGACATGCTCATTCATCTCCATCCAATATTTTATCATCTAGCTCGTCAGAATCTTCATCAGAGTCTTCAATCGATACTGCACTGGTCACATACGTCTTAAAAGCTATATCATATGTCTTTTTCTCTATCTCGGCTAATATATCTGCATTCTCTCGCAAGTAAGACAATGTAGCGTTGACTCCGTTGCCTATCTTTTTGTCATTATAAACGTACCAACTGCCTGTGGAGGTCAACACCTTGCATTCTTTAGCTACTTCAAATAGAGAAGATATAGAGTCAATGCCATAGATCGGACGTGATGGATGTCCAACACAGATGTCGAATTCAGCTCTTTTGAATGGGGCTGCTACTTTGTTTTTAACCATTTTGATGCTGGTTCTAAACCCTAGAACATCATCATCCTCTTTGATAGTCTGGCCTCTACGCACCTCACCACGAATAGAAGCATAAAATTTCAGCGCCCTGCCACCAGGTGTTGTCTCAGGGCTACCAAACATCACACCGACCTTTTCTCTAATCTGGTTAATAAACACTATGGTAGTCTTAGAATTATTGATCTCTCCCTTTAGCCTACGCAATGCCTTACTCATCATGCGAGCATGTGCGCCTATGCTAGAATCACTTAGTTCGCCATCTAATTCTACCTGTGGGGTCAGGGCCGCCACTGAATCTATTATGATCAAATCGACTAGCTTGGATTTGATCAGCACCTCCATAATATCAAAAGCTTCTTCTCCACTGTTAGGCTGAGAGAATAATAATTTATCTACGTTAACACCGATTTTCCTTGCCCATTCTGGGTCGAAAGCATGCTCAGCATCGATAAAGGCAGCTCGACCACTACGCTCTTTAGCATCAAAATAATGTTGCTGGCATGCCGCTATAAACTGTAAGCAGGTAGTAGTCTTACCACCACTCTCCGGCCCATATATTTCTATTATTCTTCCTTGCGGTAAGCCTCCACACCCCATTGCTAAATCTATCGATGGCACGGCTGTTGAAAAGGAGTCTACTTTGACTATAGTTCCCTCACCAAGCATTATCGACCCTGAACCATATGTCTTCTCAATTATACTTATCAAATCCTTTTCGTCTTTAGCAATCGGAGTCGATTTCTTGTGTTTAGCCATCAGATAGTCTCCCAAGTATATCGTTTAAGCCTTCTAAGTCGTAGTCTGATATTACTAACACATCAGTAGCTGGGATCCTGATAATGGCATTATCCTTAGCTAATATCAAATCATTCTGGCCGACCACAGCCGCTACAGACCAGATACCTTGAGGTGTAACTATAGTATTAGGTGGGGCAGATAAATAAGACACATTTTTTACGGTAAGTAACCGTACTTGATCGAACCTTTCTATTCTCTGTCCAGGATTATCCATCCGATTCAAAACTAAAAAGGAATTATTAAGGAGTAATCATGAGCGATAAATTCACTGAAGACGAGCGGACATTACTCGAGAGCATCAAAACCATGCTGCAGCATGATGCCCAGCTTGGTCTTAAGATGCATAGTTCTGACCATGAACAATCTGGCCGGGCTGAAAGAGGCTACGAATATCTACACAACCAAATTGACGAAATGTTTGCATTAAAAGCCGCTGAGCTTAATCATGCCAACGGCGTATGCCAATCATTTACCAAAGTGCATAGTTATAAATACCTCGATGATCCTACATTCTTGACAGCCATGGAGAAAGAGATGGTGGCTCAAGCAGTACCTGCTGAAGAAAGAGCCAAAGCCGCCAAATTCGTTCCTTCTATTATCAAGGAACTTAAAGATGACCAAGCAGAATGGGCAGAAAAAGATTTCGGTTTCAATCCTAAGATGGACGAGATTATTGATGCCAGTCAACCAGAACAGCCTCTAGATTTTACAATCGAAGATGTAGAAGACTGGCCTATGGAGTCTAATGTTGATTTCGAAGAAGGCGATACGAGCCCGGGGCACATGGATGAAGCTTAAAAGGATAAATGCCGGATTACACGGTTCTAGGTTATTTAACCGGCCTGCACTTCACACGCCACATTTATATAATCCTAATGCTGGCATAGATGCTGCTGCCAGATCTTCTGGGGCTACAGAGCAGCCTAGCGGAATACCGACAAAAAATAAACATCGAAAATTCTTTAATATACGCTTACCAGGCAATCAGATATAATATCACTTTAGTTTATTGAATAATCTTTCTATTAACCATTTTAAAACCATTGGTAACACGACATATATTAACAAAAATGATAATATAGCGAATCCATATTCCTCTTGATACTCCTTGATCACACTTTCCTTGACAGAGTTAAAACAATCCCTTTTTAGCCTCCGTCGATCATTTCTAGTGTAAGCCACACCTGACTGATATGACTCTATCATCCATACATTGATATGTTTTAAGCACTTAGCAGCTACTTTTTGTTTTTCCTCGTCGCCAAATTGTTGTACTGATTCAACCTCGAGTTCGCGTAGACAATATTCAATGTGAGCGGCTGTGTCCATTTGTTTCTTTCTTTCTAGTATCTTTTCCACTACTCTCTCATGAGCGTCTTTGATTTGCTACCATATTTTATCTCGTCCGTACACCTTTGGGGGCATCGGTTAGTAGACACTAATTATCCCACTACCTTTACACTTTGGGCAATCTTTCCCATTCACCACGCATTCGCCACGACATATAGGGCAATTCCTAGTAGCATCATTATATCCTTGTCTAAAGTCGGGCTGATGCTCCTGATTATTTGCCATATTCTTAAATCTACGCTGCAATGATTGATCTGTCTCGGCGTTGTTAATTCGAATCCGGGTAGTACCGGTACCGTCTACTCTCTCTAACGGAACAGGAATCTGGCTACCACCACGACCTTCGGCTACACCCATCTTCACTTTACCCTGACGTACGCTCTCATCCAGCACATCGGATTGACCTATTACTTTATAACTGTTATATGAGGCAACGCCTTGACCACCGACAGAAGTAAAGCCTTTAGACTCGACTGTTTCGAATTTTTTAGTGCTTATCCACCCTTCGTCAGGTTCTAAACTCTGCTCCTCTGTGCTCGTAGTTTTATCCTCTCTTGACGGCTGTGGGTTAGGATTAGCTACCTGCTTTGATTCATTGGACGAGGCTGCCGCTTTTTTCATTAAGCTACTAGTATCTAACCCCAATTTCTTAGCTTGTTCTACTAGTAAATCTATTTGGTTCTGCCTTTCCAAATATTTCTCTCTAGCCATTTTTACAGTCGTATCTTCTGCATGTTCGTCACATAAACAAACTACGATATTTTCATTATTTATGACTATAGTTAACTTGGTATTTAAATTTTGGTCTTCGCCACAAACAACACAAATGTTCATTATTATCTCCCTGAGGCTTCAATGTCCAAAACCAAAATTACTATCATACCGATCGATTTGGGCTATAATGTCCAAGATCTGATAGCCGAAGGAGTCGAAGAACTCACTGGACAAGCGAAACAAGAACTCGAAACAGCCATCAGTGTAGCCAAGGAAAGGGACGCCCTTCGAGACAAGCAAACAATAGCTAAGAATCAGGCGACAGATCATATTACTTCTGCAATGGAGAGTGCTTATGACAAAATCGCTCAATCTGGTGAAAACGGTGTTCTTTGTAGTGAGATACTAAATCTTGTTTGTGATAAAATACCCAATTCTTCAGCATTTACACTGAGAATGAAAAAATTGTTACGGGAAAAAGGGAATCCATATTCGATTACTAGGGCCAAAGTGCAAGGTAATCCTCATTATATTTTTATCCCATATAATGACTAACTTTATCTACTTATTCTAATCTGCTTATCAGTTTACTTACTATTTTTATATGATCAATAAATCGTACGTCAGATATATCCGCTATGGTTAGCATTTTAATATTAAATATACTATTCGTTATCTTCTTAACATTATCTTTATATTCTAAACTACTATCTGCCTTGAGTCTATCGAAAGGTTCCTGACCTGATGATATGATTAATGTGGGTTTTAATATATTCATTTCTAATTGTATAAATGGGCGACAATTTTCGTAATAATCACCTCTATCAATGCTACTACATTTAACAAGATATGTTATATATAATCTATCTAATATTTCTTTGACCTGCGTTAACTTTTCTATTTCGCTAGCATGCCCATCATTATCCCTATTAGTAATATCATCCCACGTTGGTCTATCACACACCATAACATATTTCGAAATATTTCTATTGCTCAATAAGTGAGGATCCCTATAAATACCGTCTTTACTAACACACTCGGTTCCGATAGGGCAAATAGAGCAAGTCATACATGCGGTGTATAACTGTCCTATAAATTTATCCTTCTGCTCTACTTCTGTTTCGGTTAAACCAGCGACTATCAATTGTTTAGGTTTATTAACCTTTGTTATTATAATATTCTTATTGTGCCAATCGAATTCTTCTATCTCTTCCGATAACCTATCATTAGAGTGCTTATTTATCCTCAAACCTGATTCGTAAAAGCTTCTACGACTACTATGCTTCATAATACACCAATATAATTACTTGTGCTACATATCACTAAAATATACTTAAGTGGAGAATCACATGGCCTCTCTCGACCAACATATACGTGGACAATTATGTCTTAAACAATACACTTCTATATCTGTCTGTCTCAAAAAGATCAAATATGACCTATGCACTAGGTGTTCTTTCGGTAACATCAAATACCTAACCGAGCTAGGATTGGCCCATACTAATAAAAAAAATGTAATCCATAACTATAGCAAAATAAACAAATATCTAACCCCATTTAAGCCATTCGACCAATCAATGATACAAGCATACTTTAACGATGTCGAACATGGATTCTTCCATGGCATCTGCAGCTGCATTATCGCTTATCTTATAGATTCAACTATCAATCCACATACTTGGGTATCAATCATTCTGCACGATTTCCTTAAAACAAATGGCTATGCACAACCACTCCATGACACACATCTCGAGTACTTCTACAATCAATTGCAACCTATCACATACCGCCATTCTGGTGTAGTTGATCAACAGACCGAATGGACATTAGTCAAGGCGGATCGCATAGAATTAAGAAGATATGATGACCATCGACAATGGGTGGATGGCAGATATGCATATACATATGGCATTTTAGATAAAGACATTAAATCGACTATTGATGCATTCTATTTATATTTAAGGCCTGTCCTGTCATATTTTTATATTAATCGAGATTCCATATTCATCAGGCATGGATATGAACGATTGACAGAGCCATACACCGACGAAGGGCGTTTTCCTCCTAAGTCGTCTTATTGGCGTGGTGCTGTTAATGCATATGCGATTGAGATAGACACAGCACCTTTTTCTAATCAAAGGAATACCGCTCCACATTTATTATGGCAAGACAATCATTGCTCTAATCATGGTGGTGCCCACCTGTGGAATAAAGTAAAAGGGTTCATTACTCATGAGTCATTTAGTTCATTAGGCGGAATACTCGAACCCATCGATACTCGAGATCATCTAATGGCTAAATCGAATATCCCACTTAAAGAGTGGAAATTCGTATTATCTAATATCACCGAGCAGGAACAATGTATTGTCGAACATCTTTCTCTACTAGGTGCTGGTATGGTTGATCAGTCTATATTATTCGACATGTTTATGATACACCGATTATTATATAATAGACTAACTGTGCTAAATCGTTCTTATCCTATTATGTATCAGTGAATATATTTTGGTTTAGCATTGACATAGCCCCTATTAGCAAACCTTACTAATTTTAGTATATTGCTACCCACATCAGAGCACCAATCCCATTGTGCATAACTTCCGACATTAAATATGCCCATTTGATCCAATATTTGCAATTCTGGCATCGGGCCTAAAGGCATCGCCTCCGGAATAGATGTACCATCGATTATCTCGAACTTTTGCATAAATCCCATTAGATACGTACCAGGATTCGGTATGTCTTCGTGGCAATAAAACATAAATCTACCAGGTGCTATATTAGTCACTTTATAAAAGCCGAACAGACGATCAGCGACCAATAACTGATTATATCCTTCAAAATTTAAATCATTAGTTCTTACATGCCAGTAATGAATATCTTTACAAGGAAGATTTATAGATAACTTACATAGGCTCGCCAGGTGGTTTAAAGGTATGGTGTTTATGGCCTGCTCAAAATCGCTCTTCACACCGTTCCTTACTATATAATGATCTCCTATCTCTGTAACTTTACCTACTGCCGATTGCTGTTTTAATTCATCTATATATATGTTAGTTAATTTAGAATATAGATCATTTATTCTCAAATCATATACACCAAAAGTCATTTTTTGTTTATTATAAATCTGTGATTGTGGAGGTATCTTATCGCCAAATATCTTGTATAACCAATCACTACATATAGCTTCATTCCAGTCTGGTAATATTTGCCCGCCAATCGACCAAGCTCTTTTATATTCGAACACTGACAATTTGATTTCTTGCGTTATCTGCTTTATAACATCATCTATTAGTTCATCCCTTATTATGAAGTTATCATCTAGTGAAGGATTAAAGCTATAAAACCTGCTTCTATAAAACGGGATTATCGTCCACGAGGGACCTAATATCAACTTAGCTATTAGTCCTACTATGCCTGAACCTAATATGATTTTCATTCTAATTCGACCATGTCTGCGTCGTCTATTTCTACTTCCTCTGTTAAGCCTTGAGCTGATTCGATCCTCTTCTTTAATGGAGGTACATTAACGAATCCTACTGGGTCGGCATTGGTTTGCTCATTAATGTCTGTCTTCTTCTTACTTCTCTTATTTTTCTTTATGTTCTGCTTGGGTTCGTCTTTAGTCTCAGAAGCGACATCTGGGTGTTGTTCTTCAGGCATATCGAATCTTTGTTCTACTGTCGTGTCGATATTGCAAATATCATTATTTTTACAAAGCAGTGGTTCATCTGTTGGTGCTTCCTCATTTTTCCTGAACCTATTAACGGTTCCGACCTTGATTTTCGATTTATCCTTACACAGGTGGCATTCAATATACACTCCTGATGGGCACTCACCCTGGCTTATATTAATCTCAAGGCCTTGGCCACAATCTGGACAGGCACTAGTCAATAAAATCGGCTTAATTAGCTCACCATCCTTATTTTTCAAAGTATGTATGTTTATTGGGTCAGAGTCGAATGCCACAGGTCTACCATATGTCTCTTTGCCATTTATCTTGATCTTAACTAGGTCATATGGATTATACATTTTTATCCCTAACTATTAGTAGACCACTCTGACGCTTGTTTTTTCACCAACTCTGACTTATTTACCATATCTTTAAATGACTCCTGACATACATTTATATCGAGTAATCTATCGTATGTCGAGGTATTAGCTGTCCTTGTAAACGAGCTACCTTTGCAATTGCTACATATTTTATCACTATCTCTAGTCTGTTGTCTGCATGTTGTGCAAATGTTGGGCTGGCCTGATGTAGACACATTTACTTCTGTCACACAACATAAATAATAATTATAGTTAGCACCTAATATTTTCCTACCACTAATTTCGCAAATTACCGTATTACTCGTACCCCGTTTTCTCACATCATTAGTCATAGTAGATTGATAGTTTTTAATCACTTCCATTTTTATATTGTCATAGCATTGCTGGCATATGTCCAGCGAGTGAACTATCTTAGATCTTAATAATTCCCTTAAAGCTAACCTTCTACCTGATATGACGGATACGACCCTGAAATCGAACGAATAATATGTAAAGTCTAATTTATGAGTGGTACCACATTGATCACATGCTATTCCATCTTTACTAACTAGTTGCATGTTGCTTCCGTTTTAGTCTAAGAATAGCTTCATTTCTTGCTACTGAGAAGATATTTCTAGTAGGGTCATAATTGACGTATAATTGTACTCCTACGCCTGGTTTTAATGTATCTTGATTTTGATGTTTGATTTCTGACTCCCACATTAAGACTAATGTCTGTTGTATACCATCACTTATTATTATCTTAGCGAAATCTTTATCATTTTTGGTCTTACCATAATCTACGCTTACGATAACTCCTTCTAATCTGGTTGATGTGTCTTTAGTAGAATAATCTTTAGCTGTTTCAATAGAGCATTGTCCCTTACACTCGTATAGATCTAAAGGAGAATGTAAATAATACCCTAAATAGTCTTTCTCAAACTGCAGCACTTCCACAAGAGAGAAGTCTTCAGTTACCAATGCCATTACATTATCACGAGAATCATTTGGACTCGGTTTCCAATTTATTAGCTTTTCAGGAACTTTCCTTCTATTAGGATAAGCCTTCTTGTATTCAGTGATCTGCCTTTTTCTCTCTTGCTCGATAGTCTGATCATTCCATCCTTCTGCAGCTAGTAATTGCTCTTTGATAGTTGTCCTAAGTGCAGTAATATCTTTCCCACTGCAATATTTATATTGATACCATGTCCATACAGCCTTCGAATTGCTATGTCCTTGCATATATTTGAAAGCACCCAATTTTATGAACCGCTCGCATGCGGCTTTATCTTTTCCACCTGTTTTTGTAATAAACTCGTCGATGTCCGCATAAACGCCTTTTCGCTCGTACTTTACAGCAGCTGTTTCCCCTATACCTTTTATTCCGATTAAGCCCTGATTGACCGTGTCTCCTGTTACAGTGAAACTCCTTGTCATATTTTCTAAATTTAGCGTATCAAATATGACTCCATCCGATTTTTTAGCAGGACGATGTTTCCCAGAATAAGTGATTTCGGTCGGCCTCCATTTTTCAGACCTAGCTATCCCCATATATCTTACTAGCTTTTCTTGGTGGCAATCGCTCATCACTGCGGCCCACCATTCTGGTGTAAAATGAGCTTTGAGCCAAAGACATCTATGAGCTACCAAACAATAACTGACGGCGTGGCTTTTATTGAAAGCATAACGACCGAATGTCTCCATTTTGGCCCACCATGCTTCTGCATCCTTATCACTCATAGACCTGCTCGCACCCTTAAGCCATTTTTCTCTTATGGGTTTTAGTTTATGAGTCCATTTTTTGGCTACAGCCTTACGTGCTTCTTGGGCCTCGGGAGCTGTAAACCCTGCCATTATCTGCCAAATAGCTTGCAATTGCTCCTGGTAAACGATTACACCATATGTATACTTTAATATTTCATAAATAGGTTTAGGCAAAGCAGATCGCCAATCTTTCTTGAAATTATCTCTATTTTCTACTGCTTCTGGAATCGAAGCCATTGGGCCTGGATGGCCCATAGCATTAAACAACATTAAGTCATCGAAGTTGCGTACACCATTCGATAATATTTGTTTAGCTAAATCTGTGTCGAATTGGAAAACACCATCTGTTTTTAATTCGTTAGCTAATCTTAAGGTATGTTCGTCATTAAGTAATATATCACATTTCTTTCCGGTTCCATCAATATACCATCCTGCTATCCCGGTTTCGGGATCGTTATAGTCCCATCCTTCCATGTTAGGTCCGAAAGATATACCGCGATTGGCTTCTATCAATTTACAACATTCAAAAATATATTTAAGTGTTTTGAGACCAAGTATATCCCATTTATTATATCCAAATTTAGATAATTGAGCATTGCGGCCTTCTGTCCACATACTGACCCAATAGCCTTTGCTGCTGCTTTTAGCCATTGGGATATTACCGAATAGTGACCTATCTGCTATTATGAGAGCACCAGCATGCATGCCCATATTACGCACACGACCCACCAGTTTAACAGCATATCCAACTACTGTTTTATGCGTAGAAGCGAAATTTCTTAATATTTCGTATTCTTGTAATAACTTACCTATGGTTGGGGCATCAGTGTCTGCTGAACCACATCTTGGGCATTCGGTTAAGCTATGAATAAATCCGCATTCTTTTTCCTCTCCATTATCAATAATGCGGTTTTTGCAAGCGGCCTCACCTCCGTCTTTTAATTGATCGACTTCATCTGGCAATTGAGTAGTCAGCTCGAAAGCTACACTTCTATCCACCAATCCTGTTCCAGCACAAGCATCAATAATAGCGTTTTTGAATTTATAAGTCTGCCAAGTTCCTACAGAACAGACAGGACCATATCCATCCGTTATACCCATACTATATGTCTTAGCGGCATATTCTTTAATAGGATCTCTAGCTTCTGGTAAGCAATCTAGATCAATGTCTGGCATGTCTGTATCTTTAATAAAATCAGAAGGAATACTCCCATATTTGGCTCGGTATTCTTTGACTTTTGATGCTCTAACTGTGTTTAATATAATATCATTCCTACTAAGTATAGGATCCTCATTAACCATATTTAATAACCACGGTAACACTAAATTATTTGGATTGGTAGCGAATTTCTTATTATCGTTATAATATATTTCCCACTTAGCACTAGCACCTTGTTTTTCTATTTCAATAATTTCAAAAGCCAAACGTTCTTGATATTTTTTATCTAGACCACGATCGGACACTACTCGATAAGCTAATTCCTTTATCTGATCCCAATTCTTCATAGCATGCCCTTGTACTCATCTAACTTATCGGGATGTTTAGATTTAATGTGTAAAGTCCGCCCCGGTGTGCTTGACATTTTTTTATTACAAAAAGGACATACAAGCGACCGTTCTTCTGTGATTGGCGGTGCGACCTGAACACTGGGCTGAACTTCAACACTGTCCTCCTTCTCTGTGTTGTCAGAGAACATATCGATATAGTTTTTAGCTGATTCTTCATCAACTATTAACGGTTGATCAGTGTAATATTTATTTCCTTTTTTTATGACATGGGAATAATATAGCAACAATTCATTATGTTTAGCTGTCTCGATTAGCTTGATATGCTCATGCCTGTTGTTGATCTTATGTGTAGAAACTACCTTAGAAGGAGGTTTGATCAGCACAAAGGCAGTCTTCTCATAATTGATGTTCATGTTCTTCCTAATACACGTTATTCCGCTATTCAATCTGCCTAATTACAAATGGCCCATATATTTCACAGCAATAAAAGTGCCTATAAACGCACCGCATGCTAAGGGAATAATGTACAATGGATTCTCTAAATAATTCATAACCCCATATGCACCTATGCTATATAATATCGAGCTTATAACACTAGCCCGCAAAGCTCTTTGTTGACTAACACACATGACATAAAGAGCATATAATATATCGAATAATATATATATAACGAATACAATAACGGCGGTGTACCAGCTAAAATCCTTCATAATGTCTCCGCTTGTTCTCCGGGTCTTGTCTGGTGATTATTCAGCTGACGTCCATCAACTTCAAAAATCGTAGGGTATACTGCGCCAGTAAATGTCCCCAGAGCATCTAATGCTTTGCCTATAGCGACAAGCACAGCCGTTTTAGCCACCCTCTTGTCATTTAGTCCTCTTACCTGGCCTAACGTTATTAATATATTATCAGAATAAGATCTGACATTCTCTGGCATATGATTACCTTTGTTTTTCGCTACTTGGCCCCTCGCATCAATCGCCTGTTGAACATGCACCGCTATTGCCTCTACGATACTAAAGGCCAACAACAATGTTTCCTGCTTTTTCCTTTGAATATCATCATCTTCTAATAAATCGATCGTTTTTACCAAAAAAGCACAAAGCTGCTGGCTCGGACCTGCCATTATTAACAGATGAATCTTTATAGAATGCTTAAGTTCGCTAATCGCTATTTCTAAATCTTTTGTCTCTGTCATTTAATGACTCCAGCAATTGTAATAAATCAACTGATTGGATCTGGCATGTCTACGTTTAACATATAACCACCTCTACTAGGTGATAAAAACCTATCAAACGATAGACCCCACAACATAGGATTCAACGTATGGATGCCCATCAAGAAACACACCAAAGAACCACCAGCACTGCCTCTTGGGCTAAACGGCCAACCTCTTTGTCTACCATAGTTAACAAGATCTTGAGTTATTAAAAAATAACTCGAATATCCCTTATCGATAAATCTATTTAATTCTATTTTAGCTTGCTCAACGTATGTCACTTCTTTTCCGTCTATTAAATATCTCTTAGTTATTTTATCGTATCCACCTTCCTTTAAGCGTTTGGCTACGATCTGCTTGATAGAATCATCAGCATTATCTATTTCAGGTATCTTAGGGGACGTGTCTACATCAAATGCTACGCATTTTTCTGCTATTTTCAATGTATTATCACACATCACTTCAAATATTCTATCGTCTATACCTTCGCTATATTTATTGTTTTTAAATCTAGACCACAATTCAGCTCTAGATTGTACGAATTGCTCACTACTATTAACATGAAATAAATCGGGAGAATCCATAGTTGTTTCTTGAGCCACAGCCATCATAAGCTTTTGCAATTCGAAGTCTTTGCGATCTAAATAATGACAATCATTGGTCAAAACGACAGGTATATTGTATTTATCGGCTATAGCTATTGACCACTTGAAGACAGCATCATCACTTACCGTTTTTTCGCCCCACTTATCAATGGCTTCAATACCAGGCATCTGTAATTCTATATAATAGTCATCACCAAATTCTTTTTTAAACATCTTTACATATTTTATAGCATCATTGAAAGCTTGTTGTTTATCTCGTTCGAAAATCTTGACGCCTTCTTTATCCTTAAGGAAGCGATGCCTAAGTTCATGACTAATTGGGCCATTTAAGCAGCCTGATAATATAATAAGACCTTCTTTATACTCACATAGCTTTTCAAACCATATTCGGTTATACTGCGTCCTACCCATGCCGAATAAACCAGTCTCATATGCTTGAGTAGTAAGTTTTAATAAATTATGGTATCCTACTTCGTTTTTACATAATATAGTTAAATGTCTGTTTCTAGATATCCTAGCAGAAATATCAGGATTATTTTTTCTCCATTCGGGAGATCTGACCTTTGTTCCGCTTTGTTCCAGCGTTTGTCTATGCGGTTCCCAGTCATTATAATATATTTCACATCCTGGAATATACTTGATTCCATATTTTTTAAACGCCAAGTACATGTCGGGTACCGATGCCATATGCCCGTGCTCAGTAGCACTCATAGCAGGATACCCACGCTCAGAGCATAATTTAGCGTATTGTTCTGGAGTGGCTACACCATCCAGAGCAGAAAATACAGTGTGATTGTGCAAATGTACAAATTGCGTAGAACCACTATAATCTTTGGGATCATATGCCATTGTTCATATCTATTGAAAGTTTTTGCTTTTGAATACAATGGCCACTTCGATACAAACACATATCAATACTAACCAGAATACAAATGCAGTCCGTCACATATTATGTCAAAACATTTCAGCTGCCTTTAGGCAGCCAGTCGCTACGGAATACAATGGCTGTTCGGCCCTTTTGATAGTTCCTACTTCAAAAGGCGGTTCTAATTGATTTAACTTTTCAGCGCATCTTTCTACGAAACCAACTGGCGACGAGGTGCCGCCAGCCATAAATATAGGCACAGCACCTTCAATTCTCGCTTCAGACTCGTTCTGCTTAAAGCCTTCAACAATGCCTTCTATCACTTGATTTATAAGCACGTCGTAATGAAGCACTATATCCATCGCTAATCTATCATTACTATAATCTACACCCGGAGTCAAGTCTACTTCAGTCTTCTTCTTGGCCACAGTTGTCGGCGTTTCCTTCGCCTTTTTCTTCATAGTGTTTACAGCATTTGGATCATACCCATGCCTAGATGCTACTTGTGAGTCTATCCAATCACCGGCACCTACCCAACAGAAAGAGTATACTTCTAAACCGTACATGACGTAGCTAACAGTTACAGTACCTGCCCCCCATGATATCCCTATTCCAGTACCGTCTTCACTCATGTCTATAACAATAGCGTGGGATTCATATATCGAATTATATGATAGCTTGGCCTTGGTATCATAACCCTCGAGAACCAAATTAACGACTCTCTGATGATAATCTATATTCGAATGCTTGTTTATCGCTTTAGCAGTAGTACAATAACATAGCTTAACTTGATCATCGAACTTTCCTACATCATGCTCAGCCATAGTCATTAAACCCTGAACTATAGCAGCTAACACGGTCATAGCCGCTTCATCTGCTGCTATGC